GCTTACGTTGCTTATAACCGCAAAACCCATACCCTGACCGTATTAACCAGCGGCACGATTAACGTAACAGCATCGACCATCAATATCACCGCAACAAGTACCCATAACGGCAATATTACCGTTAATGGTAATGTAGTTGTCTCTGGCAATATCACGATAGGGGGCAATGCCAGTATCAGCGGTAGCACCTCAAGCGCAGGCGGCTTAACGGGCGTTGGCGGTAAATCATTCGAGAACCACACCCACACCGACAGCCGCGGTGGTGGCACTTCAGCACCCAATTAAGCACAAGCTTTTCATAAAGCCGATTAAAAGAAAGCGCAAGCAGTATGCGGGATACTATCCCCATGAGCAACACCATTACCCAAACATTCGCCACCCAAAACGGCACCCTCATTGCCCAGTCCATCGATGGCGATGCGCTGGTGCAAGACATATCCATCTGTATTGTCAACATTCTCACGACAATACCAGGGCAAGATCGCACGCGGGCGAATTTTGGCTCACGCCTCATCGACTGTTTAGACAAGCCATTTAAGTTAGCACGCTTATGTGTTATTTCAAAGCTAACCGATGCCATCAACCAATGGGAAAAGCGCGTTAAAGTTATCCGTGTGGCGGTTTCGCAAGCATCAGCGTCAGAGTTACACATCAGCATCACATGGGAAATGGTATGAATGAGCCAACTTTTCTAAGCGAAGACATTGATCTAATAAAAAACGAGTTGCTCAATGCTTATTTATCTTGCGGAGGTTCAACTCCCGCTAGTGCCAGTACCGAGCAACTCATGCTTAATGCTTGTGCTTACAGCATTTATCGAAATAACTTACAAATCAACGATGCCATTCGTCAAAACTTCGTTGCCTTTGCACGTGGCGCTATGCTCGACTATTTTGGCGAACTAACAGGCGCATCACGCCTAGATGGAGAAAGTGACGATGCTTACAGGGTGCGCATCCCATTGCGCCTTGAAGCACACGCCGCAGGTGGCACAGCTGACTATTATCGTTATCAAGCGTTAAGCGCAAGCCCAGACGTGCTTGATGTAAGCGTTGTGAATCATGGCGCTGGCAATGTACTCATTAGCCTGTTATCCAAAACAGATAACACAATCAATGACGACCTGTTATTGGTCAGCGCAAAAGTAAATAGTGATGAAGTTCGCAGTCTTTGCGATTTTATCATGGTACAACCAGCCAGTGCGATTTACTTTTCAATAACTGCAAGCATTAAACCGATTGCAGGTCATTTAATAGCCGATGTTAATGTGACTGTTACCAACGCGATAACACAACTAAACGCCAAGTGGCGCAAACTAGGACAAGACATTATCCCGAGTCAAATCACTGCCGCCATCATGGCAACAGGCATGGTTGAGCGCGTCGAACTCGCAAGCCCTGTTTTTATCGAGGTAAACAACAGCAGCTATCCTGTATTAAGCGAGGTTAATTTAACATGGCTTTAACCAATTTACCCCAAGCAATTGCTAATAATGCCAACTTAGCCGCACTGGCTAATGCTTTTGACGCTTACGTCACCCTAAGCACAAACACACTGATGCCAATGCTAACAGAAGTTTGTCCGAGTGCTTATTTGCCATTTTTAGCGCAGAACTTGTCCCTGACAGAAGAACCTAACTGGCAGGTCGCAAACACTCTAGCGCAACAAAGAGACGTCATTAAAAAAGCCATCGAATTACATCGCATTAAAGGCACACCACAAGCAGTAAAAACCATTTTGTCCGCCGCAAACTTGGACGCAACACTGACAGAGCCAGAAGATAAGCCTAACTACTACCAAGTCACCATTGCAGCAAAAAGCGTTGCACGAGATCAAAGCCTGTCTAACACAAGGCAGCTCATCACCAAAACAGCACCAGTGAGCAGTGTACCCATTTTCTCACTGTTTGATATCGGGCAATCAAATAGGGGCATGCATCCCATTTTAACAACCCTGCTAATCGATAAAAATCCATTATCAAAACATCTATCAGTAAAAAATAATGTTGCTACGCAAGGTTATGCGCGGGGCAAGAAAAAGCAAACAGCTCATCACGTGCTCGAGATGGCAAAGCCGACCAAACTCACCATATTTGCTCATATTAGGAAGATATCATGATATTAACCATCACGCAATCGGGTATTGACGCCGAAAATACTGCCATTACCAGCACAGGCAAGATGCCCATTTTTGACAAAATCATCCTAGGCGATGGTCAGCCAAATCCAAACCCTTATCAAGCCACGGCATTAACACACCTTGCCTACACAACAGAAGTCCTTGTGGTCGAACGTCTGAGTGATGGCGCTATTAAGCTCACCACTCATGTTCCCATTGAAGTAGAAGTGAACATTAAAGAAATCGGTCTGACTTTATCCGATGGCACCCTATATGCCTATTGCCCCTACAGCCCAGAAACCAATGGCTTTTACAAAGCGCAAGGCTTTGAATTTAGTTTTTACGTCATCCTGTCGCGTGAAAACATTCCTAATCTTGTTTTTACATACGAGCCTGTCAATACAAATGAGATTAAAAATACCATCGTCGCGCAAGCAACAAATGAGATTAACCTAAAACAAGCCGAATTTTTCGCGCTGGTTGATCAGCGACGCGATCAGTTTGTTTCGGCAGCGGACGCAGAAGAGCGGGCGCTACACAAGCGCACAACAGCATCATTTTTCAATTTAAACCTACTCAAAGGAATTTAACCCATGAGCATTCAGACTGCAAAAGAGAAATTAATCGAACGTATCACTATGGTAGCCGAAACAAGCACCAGTTTAGAAGACATGAGCTATGCAGCCGCAGGGTTGGCTAAACTTGCGGAAACACAAGATATTATCGTTGACCCAGATATTTACACCATCGGCACAGCGGGTACTTACGGCTTTGGCGTTGGCGCATTGCGAGCAAACGAAATCCCTACTGGATGGACGCCATTGCCAGGTCATGACGATCCAACCAGCCCTAACTATGGCAACTACTTAGACCCGTTAGGTAGCCACATGGTTTTTATCCCTAAATTTTGGTACAAAGTCAGTGGTAACACCTTTTTAGTTAGCAAAGTACCCGCCACGGGTTATGTTTTACATGAAGCCTTCCGTTTCGCGAATCGTGGCTTTTTCCGCGACAAAACCCATGTTGGCAATGTTGGCGGCAAACCGCTGGCTAAGCTGGGTATTGCGCCGCTATCAACCAGCACAGGCAATAACCCAATTGGTGCATTAACTGGCGCACCCGCTAATACATACGCTGGATTTGTTAACGCCATGAAGTTACGTACCTCCGACCATCACTGCGAAAGCAGTTTTGAAAGCAATGCCTTGTTTGTGCTGGCGAAAGCGCATAGTGCAGCATCGGCTAATACCGCCGTTTGTGCCTACAAAGATGTTTTGCCATTCATGCCAAAGGGCAACAACAACAATGCGCTGGGTGACGCTAATGATTCAAATGTTCAGTACGTAACCGCTGGCAATGCAACTTATCCAGCATGTGCGCTGACTGGTTCAGGCTTCCCATTTTCTAAAACGACACACAATGGTCAAGCCTGCGGTGTTGCTGACGTGAATGGCAATATGTGGCGAGTGAATATTGGCTTAACTAAGCTGAATAACACTGACGGAATTTTTAAAATCCTCAAAACCACGGTTAACCCCAATACGTTAACCGCAACAAACCTGCATGACGAAACCCTGTACGACAATCTTGATTTAACGACTTTAATGCCTAGTGCAGCCCTAGGCTGGATTTGCTACGGCAATGGCGCTGAGCAAGTATTCGACTTTTCAACCGACATGAACAACGCTCAACAACGCGCTGCTTGCGCGGGCATTCCACGCGCAACAGGTATTTCTGCTGCGGGCACTAACGAATATGGTGATGGCTTATACCGTTATTGGGCGGCTAACATGCTCCCGCTTGTTGGTAGCTATTGGAGCGATAGTGGCTTTGCGGGCATTGGTGCGCTCGCTTTCTCCAATGCTTCGTCTACCTCGAGCTACAGCACGGGCGCTTGCGCCTGTGTCACTCTGTAAGCCTGAGCGATAGCGATGGCGTTAGATCGGAGAGCGACGGTTTTAATTCGCAAGCAGATTGAGATGATTGCACTTCTTGATCTGTATCTTGCGCATTTGTATAAATAAATTAGTTTTAACTAAAAAGGAGCAGACAGCTATGTCACAATATTTTGAATTTACACCAATCCAAAACGAACACCAAACATTGCGATTTATTGACAATGGCGTAACGGGTTGCGAGGTAAAGACTTTTGATACTCACGTTGTGGCTGTAAAAGGTACTCAAGCACAAGTACAAAGTCTAATCGCATTACAGCCTACTGAAATTGGTTTTACTGAAATCGTTTTTGATGCGTTTTTTGCTAAAGCAATCAAAAGCGCACAAGCTCAATTTGCACTAAAGAACATTGATGCACAGATGCAGGCAGAACTGGATGAGTTAAGCGGCTATTGCGGTGCAGGTGAAGTTGCAAGCTGGGCAAAGCAAGAGGCTGAGGCTCGCGCCTTCGTTAAAGACAGCACTTCTACTACACCGTTGATTGATGCCTTGATTTTGTCGCGCGGGAAAGGCGAGAGTCGATCAGATTTGGCAGCAAAGATCATCGCATCGGCTGATGTATATGCAGTCAAGTCTGGCGATATTATTGGCAAGGCGCAAGCTAAACGCAAAGCGGTTTTTGAATAATGAAACTTCCCCATTTAACTATCTACACAGACAATCTACCGCCTAATGTTGGCGGTACGGCTCAGGCGTTTGTGGTCAAGATTCGACCTAAGTACAAAGACGATGTGGGTATTCATAACCATGAGTACCAGCACGTTAAGCAGTGGTACAAAGTCTTAGTCGCTTGGGCAGTGTTTTCTACGCTATTGCTTGTAGGAACCTATTATAACTTAGGTTGTTCCTTGGCACCTCTAATTTTTGCTGGGGTTGGTGTGCATGGCTTTCTTTATAAGTTCGTGCGTAGCTACCGACTAGAAGCCGAGGCACAGGCTTATGCTGAACAAGTCAAATCAGGCGCTAATTTAGACGATATGGCATACCGCTTAGTTGCGAATGATTATTACAAACTGGGTATTACCAAAGAGCAAGCAAAGATTGAAATTCAACGATGGATTACGCACGACTAATAAGTATTGGTGGTTTTGTGGCAGTTACTGGAGTTTGTCCCGTCTAGCGGGTCGTAAAGTTTAATATTCCGCTAGGAGGTTACAGTGGATCAGGTTGAAGTTGACTTAAAGTTATTAGCCTCGGATATGTTGAGGCTCACGAGCATTCGATGGACTCAATATGACGTCAACGTCAATCACTTACTCTGTAGGTGGTAATGGCAAGTCTAAACCGACCAGTGAGTTGATCATTTGCAATTGGTAAAGTGTAACGATGTTTTAACAGGTAAAAAAATAGCGCGGTATCAAATATCGCGCTTTTCAATTCAAAATATCGCGCCGCGCTTCAATCTCATCTTCATTTATCAACTGGTTATTTGCAACTGTAGTGGTAAAGTGAATTTGGCCACCTAATTAGAGATGTTAAAATGCATCTCATCAATATGGGTGACTAAAGAATG